AAGGTCGGAACGACAATGCGCGGCACGCCGAGAATGTCACCGCGGAAACCGGACAACCCTTGCGACCCGCCAATGTCCCAACTGTCCATTGGCGCGTCCGTCAGGCCCGACATATCGGGCGGAAGAACAACGCGGGTCGTGTCGACCAGCGAACCCAACGCGGCCCACACGTCCAATGAGCACCAAACCCGTTCCGGCATACGGAAACCGGACTTGTAAGAGTGCATCGCGGCCGTGTAAAGCGCGGTTGTCCAACCTTTAAGGTCGTTCGTCGCTACGGCTACCTTCGCCGTCGCGACGGCCGCCAACGCGGTTGCCACCGCGGTTTCGGTTTGTATCGCGTAGACGTTCGCCAAGTCCTGAATGAGAATGTCCCATGCCGCAGGCGACGTCCAATCAATGTCCTGTCGCGAAATGTCGACCGTGCCGCCGTAGGTCGCCTTCGCAAATGACACGGGCGAAATAACCATGTTTTGGGACGACAACTGCGTTTTTTCGCCGGACTGAACGCCGACGGTCGTATGTTGCGTCACCTTCGGCCGCGTGAACGTCGCACCGGGAATACCGGCGAGCGAACGCGTGCCGCCTAGTGACGCAATCAATGGCCGGTTGGCGTCGATAAGCGAAACGACCGGACCAACAATCGGCGTCGGCAGAATGCCGGGCGTGTTGGCCGTTGTTTGGTTCGATACGGCGCGGGTTTCGTACGCGTAGGCCGCGTGCAACCGTGCCGCCGCGTCCTCATCACGGGACCGGGCCGTGTCCATAAACCCGTTGGCCCGTATGTAGTCCACGATGAATTCGCCGGGCGTCCGGTAGGGGAATTCACGTTCGCGCACGCCGACGGCGACCGGGCGCGCCGGTTCGGGCCGTTGTGGCAATGCGTTGACGGTTTCTAGGTGTTGGGACCGTAGCGTTTCGTATTCCGCCAATGGCGCAATTTGGGCGTCCAGTTCCGCAATGCGGGTCCGGCAACCTTCCAAAATTCCGCGTTCGGCGTCGACCAGGTCACGGTCGGTTACCTGTTCAAGAATCGCGTCCATCGTCGCGATTTGTTCCGCACGTTGTTCGCGGAACCGTTCCAATACGGCGTTAGCCATGCTTACTCCTTGCAATCGTCGGTAACGGTTGGGCCAACGGATGCAAGGCGCCCGGTGTTCGGGCGTTGGTTCGCCGGTTGGGCCGATAGGCCCGGACCGGAACCGGACGCCGGAACGGTCGTGCCGCGGTTCGTCGCTACGTGGACTTTAAACCCGCGGAATACGCCCGCCAAGCATCCGCCTCTGACCGTTGTTGGTCCCGGTGCCGTTGCGCCCGTTCCTGTAGGTCGTACGCCGTCCGTACGCAGGACACTTCGGCGTCGGCGAACACGGGCGCGGGCGTTAGTGAGACTTCGACCAACCGACTTTCGATATGCGTTAGTCGGTCTTTGTGGTCCGGGCCTAGTTCGGGGTTCCAATCGTCCACGGTTTCGACCTTCGGCGCCTGCACCGGGATAAACCCAACCGACATTCCGACCAGGTCGCCGGACGCCGCGGCGTCGGCCGCTCGTTTCGCCTCCGGCGTGTCGGCCATTTTCCACACGCCGTTTAGTCCTCCGTCGTGTGTCCACCGTTCGGCGTGGCCGATAGGAAAGGACGTTTTGTCGTGGAACAACAACAACGGAAGTTTGCGGACCTCGCCGTTACCCGTGGTCGATTTCAGGAAAGAATTTTGCGCGTGGCGTTCCATAAACCAACCGGCGTCGGCGTACACGTCATAAGGGACGGCCTGACCTTCGAGAAACGTGGCCGACCTTCCGTTGGTCACTTCCAAATCGCGCATTTGCAAATGCGTTCCCAACATTCTTATTTCAGTCGCTAGAACTGTCACGACGGCGTATCGCCTCCTGTCTCGCCGGTGTCCGGCGTTGGTGCGTTCGGGTCGTCAGGACTTGCCACGTTGGCGTCCGCGGGCGTGTCGGCGCCAATACCCGCGGACCCGCCGCCTTCAGGTGGCAGGCCAACCAATATTCGGGATTCGGCGAGCGAAGTTATCCCGGCATTTTTCAACGCAACGGCCGCGGTTGTCGACGTCGCCAAGTCCTCGCGTAACAACTGTGACCGTTGGAACCGGACGTTTGTACCGCGTGGCAACCATGCGGCCGACCACGCGTCCTCAAAGTCGGTTAGGACCGGTTCTAGCGACGTCCGCAAGGCTTGTTGGTATTGGGGTTCGGCGGTTTTGTACGTAATCCCGGCCGTCGGCGACCCGACCCAATACCCGTCAAGGTTAAAAATGTTGGCGACGTCCAATAGCGACGCCTTGCGCGCCTCCGTTAGTTGTGCGTCGGTCGGCGACCAGGCTAAGGGTTGGACAACGGTTCCGTTCGGCAATATGACCGGTTGACGGACCGGGCCGGAAAACTTCGCCGCCCATTGCGCGGACGCCTGGTCGGCGACTTCTTCGGTTAGCGTCGCCTGCGGAGTAATGATTGCGACCGACGGCACGGCGCCGTCGGACAAGGCGCCGCGTTCGTAATCTTCTTCCATTGCGACGCGGTCAAGGGACGAGAGGAATTCTTCGACCACGCCGACGCCGCGGCCGGGATACAACCGGTCGGCGCCGCGCCGGACGTGTACGACGTTGTCAAACGGCAATATTTCGCCTAAGTAGGAATATTGCGTGGTCCCCGTGTATTGGTCGTACAGAATAAAAACCCAATCCGACGGCAACCACGCACACGCCAACGGCCAACCGTCAAACCCGCGGGCCGTTATAAGTCCAATGGCGTTCCCGTTCAGTAAATAGTCCTCTACTGACACTTGAATAAACCAACCAACGCCGCGCGTCGGGTCGGGTTGTGTCAATAGCCGCGGCGTCGGGTCGATTCGTTCGTAACCGCGAAACGCCTCCAACGGCATTTGCTTACAAAATCCCGTGAACAACTGCAACGCCCGCGCCACGGCCGGAATGCGCCGGGCCGACTGCGCGTCGTACACGTAGGCGCCGGGTAGTCCCCAGGTCGCCGACCCCGCGGAAAACGGCGCGACCGATTGCAGCAGCGAAATACCGGGTTGTGTTTTCGCAACCGGCCGACCGATGGCCGTTGGCGCAACCAACGTCACGGCACAAACGCTACGTGCGCCCGTGCGGGTTTGGAAGTACCGACCGCCACACGAATGGTTTGCGGGCGTCCTGCGGGCGTGTGGCCGGTCGTCCGGCGCCGGTAGTCCCGGTGTCGGTTTCGGAATACGCGACGCCGAACGACAACCCTGTATTACCACGTCGGCCATGCGCGAAGGCGTGTCAGACGGCGTCGGCGTTGACGCCTGCGTACGACCTATTTCCTAGATTCCTTGCCGTCCGACACCCTAAATCCGGCAATGGCATTTCCCCGTCTGTAGCATTCTGCAGGACCATAACCGCAGGTCACGGCCCTAGAGCTCGAGGTTTTCGGCCGGCGGCCGGGCCCGGTATTTAGGTATATGGCGCCGCCGCTATTTAGTAAATGCGGAAGTCGCCAATAGCCGCGGGCGCGTGGTCGTACGCCCATAACGCCACCGTGGCGGCCGTCAGGGCGGCTATGGACGTGGCGGATTGGCGCCGCCCCCAGGCCCAACCGTCGCCGACCGAACGCCGGGCCGCCGCCGCCGCCGCCACGTCTAACGCCGCATGGCTACGGAACCGGACCGTCGGCGGGTCGTCGCACATGGCCGACAACAGGCCCGCGCACGCCGCCGCGTATTCCTTCCCGGTCAGGCCGGACAGGTCGAAACCACGCCGGGACAGGACGTCGGCCACGTCCAACGCAGGCCCGGCCGCGTCATATCCGAAGGACCGCGGGCGCCACGCGTCGACCAGTTCGCCGACCCGGTCCGGCAACCATCCGACGCCGTCGCGGTGGTCGGCGACTTCGACGTGTGCCACGCCTTCGTCGTCCCGCCAGGCCGCGCACACGGCCGCGTCGGACCGGTCCATTGCCACGTCAAACCCCAACGCCACGTCACCGGCCGACGGTAACGGTTGTTCGTCGGCACACACGGCGCGCCACACGTCCACCGCGATAACCCGCGACGTCATGGAAACCCAACGGTTGCCGTACGCCCGCGCGAATTCATCCGGGCCGAGCATCGCCAACGCGGCGTCCATGTTTTCGGCGCCAATGGTCAGGCCGAACGCCGGATGGTAAGTCGGCCAGGACGCCGGGTCGGTCGGGTCGACGTCGTCGGGCGCCGACCAATCGAAATACGCGACGCCGTCGGTACGGCCTGCCGTGGCGGCCTGCCGTCCGGTTTCGACGGTTCCTAGCCACCAAATCGCCGCGGCGTCGCCTGCCGTCGACACCTTCCAAACCTGCGCGTTGGGTTTGGTCGCCTGCGTCGGGATAACGGCCTGGTCCAACTGCTGACCGCGCAACACGTCGAACGACCAGGCTTCGTCTACCACGACCAGGTCCGACGTCTTGCCGTGTAGGCCCGTGGCGTTCGGCGGAAAGGGCCGGATTAGTCCTCCGGTCGTCCGGGCCTTGACGTGTTCGGACCCGGCCATACGGCGCAACTGCAAGGCGTCGCCGAACGGCGAGAGCAACGGCCAATATTCGTTCGTCAACCAATCGACCGCGTCCTTTTGGGTTTGCATCGTGAACCAAACCCGCGCAAACGGAATGGTAAAAGCACGTTGGGCCATGACGCCGCCGAATAGCGTTGTCTTGCCGGACTGACGCGGCACCGTGACCAAAACCAACCGGTAGACGAACCGGCCGTCCGCGTCGATTTCCAACGCCACGTCGGCTACGTACTGTTGCCACGGCAATAACGGTTTGCCGACGGCGCGGGCTAAGGCGCCAACCGCGGCGCCATAGGTCGGACGGCTAGGTGTTCGCCGTGTCGCTAGGCGCGGCGCCGGGCCTAGTGATTTCGGCCATAAGGTCGGCCCACGGGTCGGCCGGTTTGGACCCGGCGACACTTAGCGCGGCCGCCTCGCGTAGTTGCAGATACACGGCGTTCGCCCTACTGACGGCGTCGGGGTCGGCCGCCTTCTCGGCCATATCGACGGCGCGGGCCTGCGCCCGTAGGGCCGCGCGTTCGGCCGCTTTGACGTCATCGCGCGTTGCCAGTTCCCGGTCCAATCCGTTTTCAACGCGGCCGACCCGGTGCGTACCCGTCACGACCGGCCAGGACCAAACCCGTTCCCGGCGTAATCGAAAGAAAATAGACAGGTGCACGGGGTCGCAACCAAAGTCAACCAGGAAAAACCGGCCGTCACCATTGGCGTTGACCTGCGTTGTCGGACGTCGCGGGTTGGCGGTGCCGGGGCGTGTGTCTTTTTTCTACGTACACACGGCGCCCGCCATTGCAAGGACCACACGACGCCCGCAGATTCGACGGGTCGAACATGGCGCCGCCTTCGTGCCGCGGTATGACGTGGTCGACCTGGTCGGCGTAACCCTTGCATTTGGGACCACGTACCTGGCACGTGTAGTGGTCGCGTTCAAGTATGACCAACCGTGTTCGCTTCCACGCCTGCGTCCATATCAACTGCAACCCGACCACAACCTAACGCCGTCGCTTCCGTTTGCCGTTGCCTTCTGGCAATGGCGTATCCCATTGCGCAATCACTCTAAACGTATGGGCGTCATACAAACGGCACGGTCCTTCGTGGTCAACCACACGGTTACAACGTGCCTGTTGTTCGTATA